AAGACGCCCCGCCTAATCAATTTTTTTTAGAGTATATTGCTAGACCACAAACTGCAGAAATATTTTTTGAAGACGTTTTAATGGCGTGTATATTTTACGGTATGCCGTTGTTAGCAGAAAATAATAAGCCTAGATTATTATATTATTTTAGGCGTAGAGGTTACAGAGGTTACTCAATGAATAGACCAGATAAAGCGTGGAATAAATTATCTGTAACAGAAAAAGAAATAGGTGGTATACCTAATTCAAGTGAAGATATAAAGCAAGCTCATGCAGCGGCTATAGAAATGTATATACAACAATACGTAGGAGATGTAGGTAATGGTAACTGGGGTAATATGTATTTTAATAGAACATTAAATGATTGGGCTAAATTTGACATAAACAAAAGAACAAAGTTTGATGCTACTATAAGTAGTGGTTTAGCTATAATGGCTTGTAATAGACATTTATATGCTCCTAACGCTAAAATAGAAAAACAAAAATTAAATTTAAATATAGCTAAATATTCAAACAATGGATATTCATCAAAATTAATTAAAAAGTAATATGAGAAGTTATACAAATTTTCCAAGCCAAATAGTAAGTGATTTAGAAAAGTCATCAGCAGACTATGGTTTAAAAGTTGCTAAGGCTATAGAAAACGAATGGTTTGGTACTAACAATAATTACTACGGTCGTAATAGATATGCTCATGATGTGAATAATTTTCATAAGCTAAGACTATACGCTAGAGGTGAACAATCAATACAAAAATATAAAGATGAGTTATCTATAAACGGTGACTTAAGCTATTTAAATCTAGACTGGAAACCAGTACCTATAATACCTAAGTTTGTAGATATTGTAGTCAATGGTATGACAGAAAGATTATTTAATGTTAAAGCTTTTTCTCAAGATCCACACGGTGTAG